TGGACGGTGGATGTTCGGGCTTTCATCGACGTGCGGAGCCGGTCTTCTGCCTCACGGTTCGCTGTGACGGTGGCATGCGCGGTGGGTGACGTGGAGATATCTGGGATGCGCCCAAACGGCCCACCCCATGCCAGCGGGGATGACACGTCGTAGGCTGCACCCCAAATCTCGGTTCGGGAACCATTCGTCTCCGCCTGGACTGCGGCGGCATTCGCGACACCATCGCGGGTGGCAGATGGCAGCCACGACACCCCAACATCGTCGGAAGGGGAAAATTCCCACCGTCCACGCCCAGTTTTGTCGTCGACCAGCTGCAACGCTCCTACCCGGTCGCACCACAACGTTTTCCCGGCGGCTTTCGCCACCGTGAGGGCTGCCTCGAGACGATCCTTGCCCCAATCCATGTCGGCAGGAATCCGGGTGCTATCGGCCCAGACACCCAGCCGGATACCAGTACCATCCACAATGTGCTCCATGGCCTGGCGCACATCCACGTTTCGGGGGTGTTTCCCGGTCACCCATTTCTCGTCGGCCAGCTGCTGCAGCATGTCGCGGCCAGTCGTGTCCAGCTGCTGCCCAGACGGGGCAAACCGGTCAGTGAAACCCGGCTGACGCCATCCAGAGGTGCCCTGAAGGATCCACACACCGCCATCCGAAACCGAGGTTTCCTCGATGCGGAACACGCCGATGGGGCATGCAGCATGCCACGTGCGGCCGGCCTCCATCGCAGCCCTGACATGCAGCTGCTGCCCCCACGGAGCCAACGCACACAGCGGGTCTTGGGTGAACAGGTCCATCAGCGGGTCACAGATGCTGCCCTTCCATTCCGATGTGACCTGGCCCCCGTCCCATGTGGCCGTCCAGGTGGCGTCGGCTACTTCCATGTTTGCCGACAGTGTTTGAGCACCCCGGGTGGCCGTGACAAGCCATGTGATTCCGTGAGGTGATGCGGCGATCGCTTGCCATGTGTCATCGACCGGCCAGCCCATCACAGGTCACCCCGGTTGGCATCCACATAGGACGGATATTTCTCGGCACGCGCACGGTACGTTGAGGCTGAACGCTTGGTGTCGTGGTAGGTCCACGGGTTCACCACGATTGGGATGCGGGTGCCGTCGATCTCGTCGCATTCAATCGTCCACGTGGTTTCTTCCCCGAGAACAGACTCCATCGGGGCGTACTCCGTGTCATAGTCATCTGGGCCGTCAACGACTAGGGCTGGCATGTCGCCGTCCAAATATGTCCGGGTGTCCATGAAGTCCCGCTCACGATGCTCACTGATCGACGTGGGGGTGAGAAACATGGTGCCGTATGGATGACGCATGTTCGGTGCACGCAGCACCAGCACCGGGGCATCCAAAACAAGTTTTTCCAACAGCTCCGCCTGCACCAAGTCACCAAGACGAACCACGAGGGTTCGATGCCCGCCGCGGCGTCTCCTGGACACGGCTGCGGACGGCAGCCCGGTTGACCACCCGGGGACGGACAGCGACACATCCGACGGGTATTCGGTGGTTTCGTCCGTTCCCTGCATGAGCGCCACATAGAGGCCTTGTGTGGGCCGATAGGGGTTGGTGATCCACGCATAGTCGTCGTCGATCATGGGAGGAAACATCACCCGGGCGTTTGCTGACGCCAGCTGGACACCTTGGGCGTTGAACACCTGCGCCACATAAATGTAGTTGCCCCACGCCTCCATGGTTTGTAGGGGACAGTCCCAGTCGGCAAAAAACGTCTGCGACCCGTAGAGCGGTGCCCGGTTGATGCCGCGCACCACCGCAGAGTTGGAGGATTTCCCATGGAACACGGCACGATAAATCGTGACCGTGGCTGCACCCTCCGGGATACCTTCGAGTTCCAGCGACATGTGTGGGGTCGGCTGATAGTTTTCGGTTGCCACAAGTTGCATTTATCGGCTCCTGACAAGGTTCCGTGCCGTCGCCCTGTTGGCGGCAACGATTTTCGCGTCCACCGCGTTGGCCAAACCGGGCACCGATAGGGTGATGTGCAGCCCAGACAGGTCGAGTGCCCCTGGGGTGTAGCCGCCTCTGGTGCCCGCTGGTGGTGTGATGGGGCGCGGTTGCCCTGTGGCCGGGATGGCACCCAGACGGCGTCCGGTTTCCCACCACAGCTGGGTGGAACGGCTTCGCTTGCCAGAAGCCAGGGGAATGTAGGCTTCACCGCCGGTTTCAGGCTCCGACCACACTCGGATGCCCTGGCCGGATGAGAAACCACCGTCGGCATATTTCGTCATCGTCACCAAACCCAGCTGGTCGGAAACTTTTTTCAGCTGGTTGGATGCCGCGTTAAGACTGTTGACTGCGGTTTTTCCGCCTGCAAGCACGTCGCCTGCCAGCTGCACACCAGCAGGCCCCATGCCGGCAATGGTGTCGACGTTCTCTTGTGACAGGCCCATCCCGCGGAGTTTCGCCAGACGCCACCGGAACAGGCCGAGTTCCTTGACGCCTTCGCGCATCGATGTCGCCCAGTCCTGCCATGATCCTCCGGCCCTATAGTCCTTGGCCATGGTGTCGCCGGCCTGTGCAGCCGACCGGGCCAGGGCTTCGGCGGCTTGACGTGCCTTCTCTGTGGCGTCACGCTCTTTCTCCTTGGCTTTGCTGAGGGCTTCACCAAGTTTCTTCTCGGACTTGGAGTGGCGGCGGCGTGCATTCCACCAGGCCCGCGAGGCGCGCTGCCGTGCCCGGGTGGCGTTTGCTGCGTCACGGACGGCCTGAACATAGTCGGCCAGTTCACCGGTGGGCCTGGCCTCGATGTTGAGGATCATGCGGGCTTGTGCCCCTGTGATGCCGCCGTTTGCGAACCACTGCACCGCCCCTCCCAGACGTTGCACGGCTTGCGCGGCGATCATGCGGGAGCGGCCCCGCTTCGACCGTGCAAACGGGATGTAGGCTTCGCCTTCTGTTTCCGGCTCGGCCCACACCCGGTAGGCACCGGCTTTGGCTATCTGCGGATCATGCCTCTCATACATGCCCCCGTTGGCGTGGAACAGTCCCTTCACCGCGGAGGCCACATTGCCGACGGTGTGCACCACCGCGGTCACCGTGGTGCGCAGAGGACGCGTCAGGGCGTTCAGCGCCGATCTGGCGCTGCCCGTGTTGGCGGAGGCGGTCACCCGGGCATGCTTACCGTTCACCCAATCCGCCGCCTTGCCAACCGCCCGGACAAGGCCGGTTGCCTGCGTCGCACCAGGGGCCGAGGTGACGACACGAGGATGCTTCCCGGCCACCTGAGAAGCCATCGACCTGACACGATTCAGCAGGCCGTGCGCCTGCGTCGCACCAGGGGCGGAAGTGCGCACCATGGCTCTTTTCGCAGACACTCGTCCTGCTGCGGACAGGATTCGTCCCAGCAGCGAGGTGGTGTGTCCAGCCGACGGTGCCGACGTGTGAACCGTCGCTTTCTTGCCGTTCAACCGGTCAGCAGCCTTGCCAACCCTGTTCAGCTTCCCCTCGGTGTCTCCGGTGTTCGGCAGGTTCAGCTTCACCGTGGCAGATTTGCCATCCAACTCCTGAACCTTGGCATCAGTCTTCCGCAAACCGTCATAGGTGCCATCCGTGTTCTTCAAACCCAGTGGGATGAGAACCGACTGGCCCTCCAACTCGTCCACTTTGTATTTGATGCCGTCGATTTCCACCATCGTGCCGTACGCATCCGGGGCGGAAGTGGTCACCAAAACATTCTTGCCATCCAAGTCGGTGGCATGCTGATCCAAAACCGTCAGCTGCTTCTCCGCACCGCCCTGCACCGTGGCTTTCATGTTGATGGGGGCGGAATCCGAGATGCGGCCGTACGAGCGTCGGATGTCGTCGATCGCCTGCCGGGCCGGCTCCAGCCCCCGCGTCTCGGCGATCAGGGAAACCTTCTTCTGATCCTGAGTGGTCAGCCGCTCCATGTCGGTTTTCAGTGCGGTGATCTGGGTGGCGTCGGTGACACCCTTGATCTTCACCGTCACACCATCTCTGGTGGACCTGGTGATTCCGGCGATCTGCTGCTGGAACTGGGTCGCTTGCCCCATGGCCTTGTCGAAACCGTCGGTTTTCGCCGTTGTGGCGATCTGGACCTGCTTTTCCTTGGGCAGCTTGTCCATCTCGGCGCGCAAATGCTCCAGATCCCCGGTGGTGGCACCCCTAATCTCCAGCTTCACACCAGCCTTCGTGGCGGTGGTGCGCACGGTGTTCTGAAACTCCTGAAGCTTCCGCCTCGCGCCGTCGAGGTCGCCGGTGTTGAACTTGAGCGCCACCTCCTTGGCGGCCGCCTTCGACAGCCCCTCCAGCTGTTGACGCATGGCGTGCACCTGCGCCGATGTGATACCGCCCTTGGCTTCCAGCTTCACACCGTGCCGGGTGGTCTCCTGCAAACCTTTGGCCTGCTTCTCCAAGTCCTTGGCTTGCGCCATGGCCTCTTTGAAACCCTTGGTTTTAGCTGTTGCCAGCACCTTGGTCTGCTTGTCCTTGGGGAGCTTCAGAATCTCCCTATTGAGGGCCTCAACTTCACCCTTCTTGCCGCCCTTGATGACGGTCTCAACCTGGACGCGTTTCTTGTCGGGGACGATCCCCAACGATTTAGCGAGTTTCTCGTTTGCCACAGCAGCCCGGTTCACCGACGACGGGATTTCTCCACGCAGCCAGCCGGCGTATTCCCGGGCTGACAGGCCAGTAACACCCAGCTGTTTCGCCGTGTCTGCCAGCCCGGCCTGCACCTTCGGGAACAGCGACATCAACCGGTCATCCGATATGCCGTTGTGCTTGGCCATGTCGGCGATCTGTGTCCAGTTGCGTTGCAGATCATTCCAAGCATGCGACGAGGCGAACTGGGAGATCGCCGCATCATATTTCGCCAGCTGCGCCTTAGACTGCTCCGTCAAATCGGCGTTGGCACCCACGAAATGCGCCAAATGATCCGATTGCCGCTGCCAAAATCCCCGGTTCGCGCCGGAGGCACGGTTCATGGCATCACCGAGGCCGGTCAGGTTTTCACGCAGCGGGCCGAAACCGCCATCGTTGACCTGCTTCAGCTTGTCGTCAAGGTCGACAATGCCGAGTTTCGCCTGCTCCGCCCAGTCGGTGGTGGAGCCCAGCTGCCTGTCAATGTTGGCCGCCCAATCGGCGTCATGCTGATGTGCCCATGCCACTGCCACAGCACCCAGCCCGGCAGCAACACCAAAAAGTTTGCCGCCCAGCCCTGCGGTGGATCCGCCCAGCCTCGACATGGCTTTTCCGGCCGCCGATGCCCCGCCTGCCGCTTTGCCCGCCGAACCGCCGATACCGGCGAACGCCCCGGCGACACCGGCGATGCCGCGCACCGCCTGCACAGCCAAACCGACATCCTTGAAGGCGCGGGCCACCTTGCCGATCTGGCCGGCTGCGATCAGCGACACGCCGCCGAGCGCACCAATCTTCAAAATCATCTCCTGCGTGTGAGGAGACAGTTTGGCGAACCGGTCGGCGTACCGGGACACCTGTTGCGCCGCCCTGCCCAACACTGGGAGGGCAGCCTGACCCACGTTGATGGCGGCATCCTTGATGCGGTTCATGGCCAGCTGCATCTGTGAGGCAGTGGTCTGCTGGCGGCGGCCGAACTCCTCTTCCAACGCCGTGTTCTGTGACCAGCCTTGCCCCGCGATTTTCAGGGAGTCTGCCAGCTGGTCTTGGGCGTTTCCGGCCCCGGCCGATGCGCCGGCCAGACGTTTCATCGCATCGGTTTGGTATTGGCCTTTGATGCCCATCTGGTCGAGGAGTTTCGACACGTCCTGCCCGGATTTGGAGGCGCGCCCCAAACCTTCGATCAGGGCGTTTGTTGCCCCGGCGGCGTCGGTCTGCCATGCTTTTTTGAATTGGGCTGCCGACATGCCGGACACTTGCGCCATGGTTTGCAGGCTTTGCCCGCCGGAGCGGACGGCCTTGTCGATTTTGATCCAGTTGCGGGACATGGCGGTGCCGCCCGCCTCGGCGTTGATGCCGACCGACGCCATGGCGGCTCCGAACGCCATCACCTGCGGTTCGGACATGCGCATCTGCTTTCCGGTGCCGGAGAGCCGCTGACCCATCTCGACGATGTCACGTTCGGTGGTGGCAGAGTTGTTGCCCAGGTCGACGACGGTGGCGGCGAGCCGGTCCACATCCTTGGGGGCGGTGCCCATGACGTTCATGAACTGGCGCAGGCTGGTGGCAGCCTCCTCCGATGTCATGTTGGTTGCGGTGCCCAGTTTGACCATCGTCGAGGTGAACTTTGCGACGTCTTGCTGTTTCACGCCCAGCTGGCCGGCTGCCTCGGCGACACCGGCGATCTCCTGATGCGACACTGGCAGCACGCTGGTGAGGGAGCGCAGCTGCCCTTCCAGCCGTGCATACTGTGCCGGGGTGGCGTCGACGGTCTTTTGCACACCTGTCCAGGCGGATTCCCAGTCGACGGCGGCCTTGACGGCCCCACCGACCCCTGCTGTGACGGCCAAACCGGCTTTGGTGGATGCGGATGCCATCCGGTCGAAGTCTGCTCCGTGGGCCTTGACTTGGCTTCCGAGCTGTTTGGAGGCGGTGGCTGCACGGGCCATGGCGGCGGTGAAGCCGTGCGTGTCGGCGTTCAGCTTCACTGTCACGGTTTTGTCAGCCACAGCGTCTCCTTCATGTGTGGTGTTTCACTGGAATTGTTTTGCCCATTCGGTGATGTGTTTCCGGTCGCCGTGGATCCAGCGGCGGGCTCTCTCTGGGTCGGGTTTCTGGTCTGTGTGGCCGTCGCGTCGTGCCTGGGCCACCTGATCCCGGTCCAGCGCCTGCAGCGATGGGCAGGTGATGGCGGCCGCCGTGTAGTCGGCTGCTGTTTTTCCGTCATGGCTGGACATGGGCTGGCCGCATCCGGGGCACAGGGTGGCCTCGTAATCGTCGAGGGCGTCGAGGACAGCCCGATCCTCCGGTGTCCACCGGGGTCCGGTGTCACGCCCCCCAGTAGACGGTTGGTGCTATCGCCCATTCCTTGGCGTGGTCGATGTCGCGGCGAATCTGCGGATCGGTGACGGCCCTTTTCAGAAAGGGAGGTCGATTGTTTCCGTGCATGCCTCGATCGAGGCGGCCCAGCATCGTGACACGTCAGCTGGGGGAAGATTGTCCAGCAGACGGTTCAGGTCGTCTCCTCCGATTCCGGCGTCCGCCCCGTCGATGGTGGTGGCTTTGGTGAGGCATGCTCGGGGCAGCCTGACTTGTTCGATGGTGGCCCGCTGCTCCTCGTCGTCGATGCGGCGCAGCTCGTCGACGAGATCGTTCCATGCGGTGGTGGTCAGCCCGGTGAACACCAGCCGGATCGTGGCATTAGCCAGCCTGTCCCGGGCCGTCTTCTCGCTCTTCACGGCGGCGTTGAGGCGTTTCTTCACCGCTGCCGCCTGCCCGATGGTGCCTCCAGACCCATTGTCGGTGTCGTCGGCTTCCGCCTGGGCGGCTGTCAGCTCTTCGTCGGCCTGTTTCCACGCCTGGGCGGCTTTCGGGTCGAGGCAAATGTCCACATGTTTCGTGGGACGGTTGAGGCCGGACACATAGTCCTGCATCAGGGTGCGCATGTCGGTTGGGGTGCCAGTCATGTTGGGGTGTCTCCTACAGCAGAGTTTGGGGGTGCCAAGGGGTTGAGGGGTGGTGGCCTCCCAAACGGCACCCCACAGAAAAATGTTTGGAAGGCCACCAGACTTGTCAGGCTGCCCCGGTGACCTTGCCGTTCAGGGTGCGGCCGGTCACAGACCAGCCCACATTCATCGTGAACATTTCACCGTCATCGGTGGACAGCTTGCCCGGCGTCTTCGTCTTCACCGTCGACTTCCAGGCGTAATACTTCTGTCCGGCGGTGATTTCCGATCCGGGCTTCACATTCGGGAACTCGACGATAATCGTGTGAACACCCGGCTCCAGGCCGGCGATCACCTCGTCGTCCTTCTGCGGGTCGTCGATGATGATGTCAGTGTCAGACAGGCCATAGGTGACAGGGCCGGGTCGCTTACCGGCGTCACGGCGGCAAATACGCTTGTCCTCCGACTCGGAGGCATCCGAGGACGACTCGAACGAGCGCAGGGCACAGGTGATTTCGGTGCCAGCCTTCAGCTCGGTGACGGTTGCGGCATCCAGTTTCTTGATCGAGGGGACCAGCATCAGCTTGGAATTCTCGATCGTTTCGATGCCCTCAGGGTTGTACACGGAAACAGGCATGGTCACTTCTCCTTCTTGCTGGTGGATGTCTGGGTGGTGTTGCGTGGTTTGGTGGGGAGGGGGCGGCCTTGGTTGTCGCAGGCGGGATGCCCGTTCAGGACTTTCGCCCCGTCGGGGATGGCGTTGGAGGGGACGGTTCTCTGGCAGGTGGCGTCTGCGATACGCACCCAGTCGGTCATGGGATTCTCCTTGGTGTGGTGATGGTGAATTCTGTGGTGCATGTCCAGCACGAGTCGGTGGGGTCGCCGCGGTCGGCGAGGATGGGGCCTCCGGCGGTGTGTGTGAGACGCCAGCCGTCGATGCGTGCCCCATCTAAGACGTTGACGACACGTCGGGTGTGGAGTCGGCAGCCTGCCGGATTGTTGGAGACGCACATCACGTCGATGGTGACGTGCCACAGGGGACGATCCCCCAACGTGGTTGTGAGAGCAGCGCTCTGAACGGTGACTACCGTGTACGGATAGTCGGGGTCGCCGTCGATGCGCTGATCGAACACTGTTCCCGGTGCCAGGCCACAGATGGCGGTGGCGATGTCGTCAGTCAAACCATCCACCCCCAATCTGGTTCATGGCGCGGACGAATCCGGGTGTCACCTCGTCCAGCGCGGGACGCATGAACGGGCGTGCCTCCATGCGCCGCGTGCCCCATTCAAGGTAGGGGGCATAGTTGGTGGTGGGTCCGATCTCGGCAGCCGTGCCACCTGCAGAAATGCTTGTGTGGATGGAATTGCGGGTGGCCCCCGTGTCAACAGGGCAGCGCTGCTGGCTGGCCCGCTCCACCTCCGCCGCGGACTTGCGGACCGCCTCCGCCGCTTTCCGGGTGGCGTTTACTCCGGTTCTGCCCAGATCGGTGGATAGCTTGTTCAGCTGTGAGGTGTCGACGGTGAACGCCATGATCCCACCAAATACGCTTTCCTTGTGACCGCCCAGCTCTGCTGCTCCACATCCACCACATACCAAGTTTTCATGTTGGTGGTGTCGTGTGATGCGGTCACGGTCACCTGATCTCCGGGGCGAATGTCCGTGTCGATAGGTGTTTTGCACACGTGGGTGGCAACCCGGATTGGATCACCCGCCGTAGAAGAATCGGATGCCTGCGCGTTGATGCGCTGCACCAAACATTCCGTGTCGGCGACAGGAGTCATGGTGTCGTGCTCCACGCCGGCATCGTCAATGTCCGTTCCGGTTTTCCGGGTGATGACGCAACGGTCGGTGTACAACTGTCGGTGCCAGCGGCGCGCCTCATCCACCAGGGCAGTCAACTCCACAGCTCCTCCTCCCACCGTCCAGTGCCGTCGCGATACAGATCTGTTGTTGGGGCATATGGCGGGTGGCTGTCGACCTGCAGCAGAGTGAACCCGTCACGGTGCGCATCCGCCCAAATCTGGGATCGGCGACGCCACATGGATGCTGTTTTCTCCCAGTCTCGGGGGTTGATGATCATGGTTGTTCCCTCGGAGGTGACGTGTGTCAGCTGGTCGCCTGCAAGGGAGGCTGCCAGGAGTGCGGCGTCGGCGGCAGCCCACCACGGGTCGAAGGTGGGATGCCACTCCGGGCTGTTGGGAAGATGGCCTTGATCGTCGGGGATGGCTGCAGAGTCGACACATTCAGACACCGCACCGGCTGGCAGGTCTGCGTCCTGCACCAGCTGGTTGACGAACTCGATGGTTTGCTGCTTGTCCACATCTGCCCCCGGGAGATACTGGCTTTTGAAGCCCCTTAGAGGAACACCGTCTACCCCTACATGTCTTGATGTTCCTCTAGGGGCGGCTTGCTACTCCGGTGTCAGGATCCGCTGCCTGCCGGGGCGGGAGCGTTGGCGGTCAGCTTCACAAAGTTTTCCGGATCATTGATGATGCAGCCGAATTCGGCCTCAGCCAGGATGCCGACAAGGTTGTTTTGCCACAGGGACACAATGTCGCCGCCGATCTTGACGGTGGCCTCGGTGGAAACCGAGTAGGTGATTCCACCTACCTGCCCCCAGATGACCTTTGTCCAGTCGCCGCCGTAGCCGATCACGGTCTTGCGGTCAGTGGTGGCAACACCATCACCCAGGTAGGCGGGGCGTCCCAGCAGCCGTGCGGAGGCCAGGGCGGCATCATTGTAGACAGGTTCGGTCAGGATGGGCCGGCCCGTGGTGTCATAGGAGCCGTTGAGCATGGGCTCTGCAGCGGAGTCGAACGCCCAGCCGGTGAGCTTGCGGCCATTCTCGACGAGCTTCGTGATTGCCAGATTCGCGTCCCCGTAAACGCCACCCTGGTTGGCGGGGGTTTTGCCAAGCTGCACCGTCTTCTTCGTCTCGTCCAGGTGGTGGGCGAACGGGGAGTCGGTTCCGTGCAGCACGGCGGCGTCGAAGGCCTGGGCGAAAGACTCGGCAATGTCGGTCTTGAACAGGTTCACATAGTTGGCCGGGTTGGCACGCACCACCTCGGCAGACACGACGGTGATCGCGGCGATCTTCTTCGGCTCCATCTTCAGCAGGCCCACTTCACCCTTGGTGACGGGCTTCTGGCCGGCTTCGGCAACCCACGATGCGGTGGGCTTGGATGTGACGATCGGCACGGTCTCCCCGGAGATGCCCAGCGGCACCTTGCGGGCGAGCTGCTGGACAACGGAGCGTTTCGCGGCCTCGTCGAAGAACGCCTGCGCCATGTGTGGCTGCAAATATCCGGCGAAATCGGTGGTGACGGTGGGCTTGGTGACAGCCATGGCTGGGTCTCCTTATCGGTGTCGTTGCCCGACGGCAGCTGTGAGGGCCGCGGCGATCGGGTCGACAGGGTCAGATGTGGTGGTGGGGGTGTTGAGGTCGCGCATCCCGGCGGGCTTCGTCTTGAAGCGGGGGTGCTGCTCAACGAACGTGGTGATGGTGTCGGCGATCGTGTCCGGCGTCGCGTCGGAGATCACCTTGTGGAAGGCGGTGGAGTCGAGCAGGGCTTCCCGGTCCACACCGTCTGGCAGATTCTGCAGGACTGCCAGCTGTGTTTGTGCTGCACGGGTAGCCGCCTGCGACTCTGCCAACTGTCTGGTGAGTTGTTCTGGGGTGGGCTGCTCGTCTGGGGTCAAACCCAGGGCTTTGCCGAGTCCGTCGCGGAATTCGGCGAATTGCTTTTCGAGCTGGTGGCGCTTGTCGCGTTCCCGGGCGAGGTCGGCTAGGACCGCGTTTTTGGATCCGCGTCCTTCACTGTCACTTGTTGGCGTCTCGCTGCTGGTGTCAGTGGTGCCGTTGTCGCCACCCAGTTTAGCATCATTGGTGGTATTTGTTTCGTCGGTTTCTGTGGTGGTGTCGTCCATCTCGGATTAACCTTTCATGTCGAGGGTTGATGGGGTTTTGATGGGGCCCACATGGTAGGAGTCTCGCCAGTCCTGCACCAGATTCCCGTTTTCGTCGCGTGACCAGTGGTGTTTGCGAATGGTCCAGTCGTCTACAGGGTATCTTCCGCCGGTCCAGGCGTCGTATCTTTTGGGGCCGAGAATGTTTTTCTGCATGGTTTCCGGCTGGTTTTGGAACCATTGGTATCCGGCGTCCTCGTCCAGTGCTGTGGGGGGTTCGTCGATGTCGTCAAACCCGAGTTGGCTCCATGTTTTGGTGACGGGGAGGCGGGAGCATCGGCCTTGGTGGTGGTCGAGGGGGCCGGGGTCGTCGAGGGGATGGAGTTCGCCATGGTGGGAGATGCAGGAGGCACACGTGCGATGGTCTAGCTCGGCGTACCATTGCCATCCTTGGAGCACGCCACGGTTGGTGTTGTGGTGGGCTTGCGCGGCGGCCCTGTAGGCGTCGAGTTGTTCGGTTCGTGCGATGACGAGGGCGCGGGCCAGGCCTCCCTCGAAGTCGCCTTGAACCATGTTGACCATGTGCTCGGCCACCTGTTTCGGGTTGCGTCCCAGCGTGACACCGACAGCCAGGTTTCGTTTCATGGATGCGGTGGCTGCCTGGTTGAGGTGCCAGTGGCGCACGGTGATCTGGTCGAGGGTGCGCCGCATGATCGCATCGATTTGTCGGGCGTCCACCGAGGCGAGGTTGATGGTGTGCCCGGCCGGTAGCTGGGTGGCTATGAGCGCGTCTTGGTCGGAGGTGGCTTGGGCGATGAGACGGCGTGCCACATCGGCGGCGTTCAGGTTGGAGGTGGCGAGGCAGTCGGTGAGGCCGTCGGAGGCGATAGCAAGGGCGTCTCTGGCTTTGACGTTGCGGATTGCAGCCGAAGCTTTGGAGTCGTCGTCGAGTTGTGCGAGGGCGAGTGTGGTGGTGCGCAGTTCGGATTCAATAGCGTCCCAGGTGGAGGCCCAGTGTTGGGCGAGCATCCGTGTCTGATCGTCTTGGATACGGTCGATCACATGGCGCTGACGTAGCAGCTCGGTGAGGGTGCGCTGGTTAGCGGTCATAGTTGAGGGTGCCGTTCATGAGGGCGCGTCCGGCGGCCGCCGCGGATTGGGCTTGTTGGTCGGTGGCTCTCTGTACGACACCTTCCGGGTCGGGTTCGTCCAGGCTGTGAACAATGTCGACGAGGGCGTAGCCCAACTGTTGTTTGGCTTGGGCGACCTGTAGTTGTTCGAGGGGGTCGAGTGGCATGGGTTCGGCCCATTGGATTCCGGGGTCGACTCCCAGCAGTTGGAGGAGGCCGTTCCAGACGGGTTCGGCGTCTCGCTGCCATGCCCGGATGGTGGCGGTGCGTCTGGTGGAGAGGATGCGGAGGGCTTCACCGGAGGGCACATCGCCGGAGGTTTGGGAGAGATAGTGGTAGGGGATGCCGACGACGCGGGCGATTTTCGCGGCGAACGCGTCTTGGACTTTCAGCAGTGGGGTGAGGTCGGGAGGGTCGAAACGCAGCAGCGGGCCGGGGCCGTTGGTTGCCCAGATTTGCTGTTTGTCGAAGTTGATTCCCTGACTGGGCCTGGTTGGGGTGGGGGCGTACGGGTTGTGCACCGTTGTTTCCACGTCGTGGTTGAGCAGGGCGTAGAAGGGGCGGGCGTAGGTTTCGGTGGTGATGATGAGGTCGGCCAACGTTTTGTTGAGGGCGTCTTGGAGGGGGATGACGTCGGTGAGGATGGAGTGGCCGTGGGACATGTGGTCGTCTGGGTCGCGTTTCCACCAGCAGACGGGGACGACACCGAATGGGTGGGTGATGGTGTCTCCGTCATCATCGGTGCAGCCGGTCCATGCGTCGTCTGTGGTGGGCATGTCGCCGCCGATTTGATGCTTGGTGATCCAACGCTCCAAACGGTCTGGCAGGTACAGGTTGACCCGGCCGTACCCGTCGTCGGTCCAGATGCGGGCGGCCCATGCCAGCTGGGAGGGGTCGTCTGGGTCGGGTTGTGCGGCCATGGTGGTGGGGTCGCAAAATACGGGGGAGGGGGTGCCGTCTCGGCCGGGCCAGACGATCGCGTAGGCGTCACCGTAGATGAATCCTGCCCGGTCGATGAAGCCTTCTAGCCGGGACAGTCCGTGGAGTTTCGCGGCCCCGTCGTTGTCGAGGCCATCATCGGTGGTGGTCCATTGCTGGATGGCGATGCCGTCGGTGAATGCGGTGACGGCGGCGGGGCACAGGTTTTCTCGCAGCGACATGACCGTGTCGGTCAACAGTTTCTGGGTTTGTTTCGTCAGATAGTCGCGGGATGCGAAGCGTAGCTGGTGGTTGCCGCGATAGTAGTCGTGGAGGAGCCGGTAGGTGTTTTGTCGGGTGGCCCATTGTGTGATGGCGTCTGTGAGGATACTCATGGGCCGAACTCCTATCCGAGGGGTGTGAATGTGTTGCCTTTTCTGCGGCGTGTGACGACGGCCCACGTGAGTGCCTGGGTGAGGGCGTCTACCTGGTCGTCGTGGGTGGCGTTGGGGAAGGCGGCGAGTTCCTCGATGAGGTCTCCGCACCAGGGTTCGTAGCCGGGCAGGTGGATGTTTCCGGCCTCGACGAGGGGTTGGACGACGTTGGCGCGGGATTCTTTTCCGCCTTGTGGCTGGACGGGGACGAGTCCTGTGATGGTGGAGTGGAGGGCGTCGATGACGGCTGGGCCGTTGGCTTTGTCCTCGACGAGGTGGGCGGTGGCTTGTGGCCATCGTGCCGCGAGTTGCTGCATGTGTTGGCAGGTTTCGGTGAAGGACCAGCGTCCTCGTGCCTGGTCGAGGAGGCGCAGGGTTGTGCCGTCGTGCTGCCAGACCTGTCCGACGACCCAGTCTGTGTGTTCGCCGCTTTTGAAGGTGAGGTCCCATGAGGTGAACACCTGCCCGGAGGCGACCCAGTGCTGCTGGTTGTTGTCTGCCTGCCAGGCGGGGTGTGGGTCGATGATCCAGTGGTCACGGTTGAAGATGGTTCCGCCGGGCGGTGAGGGGTGTCCTTGGTAGAGGGATGCGAATGTGCGGGAGCCTGCTTGTTGTTTGATGGCTTCCCACTGCTGTGGGGTTCGGCGGCGGGAGGATTGGAGCCACTGGCCGGGTTTGCGCCCTAGTGGGTCGTTGCTGGTTTCGGCTTGGGCGGGGATGTTGAGGAGCTTCCACCGGTTGCCGTCGGGGGCGTTGAGGAGGCGTCCTGCCAGGTCGTCTTGGTGCCAGCGGGTGAGGATCAGGATGACTGGTGCGCCGGGGGCGAGGCGGGTGGATGCGACGTCGGTCCACCAGTCCCAGACGCGGTTGCGGTAGATGGTGGAGTCTGCTTGTTCGCGGTCTTTGATGGGGTCGTCGATGATGAGCAGGTCGACGGCGCGTCCAGTGAGGCTGCCGCCTACGCCGGTGGCGTAGACGCCACCGTCATGTCCGGCGAGCTGCCACTCGTGCTGGGCTGACAGGTCGGGGCGGACGGTGAGCCCGAGGCTGGGGTGGGAGGCGATGTCGTCGCGGATGATGCGACCCCACCGTCTGGCTACTGAGAGAGCGTAGGAGGCGATGGCGATGCGGGTGTCTGGGTTGTGGGTGAGGCACCACAGGGGGAAGCGGCGGGAGGCGCGTTCCGATTTTCCTTCCTGTGGGGGCATGGAGATGATGAGGCGGCCGTCGGGGTTGTCGGCGAGTTGGGTGAGCTCGGTGTCGATGAGGCGTAGTGCTGGGGTTTGGACGGTGGCGGGGTCGAGGTGTTGGGCCATGTCGCCTGGGGTGTTCCATTGTGGGTGGCTGGCACGGCAGAACATTGAGTCGATCGTTTGGAAAAGGTTGGAGGCCATTGTGTGGGGGCCTCCTTGCTTATTCGTTGTCGATGAAGTTTATCTCTTCCCCGTCTCGTTGTGGCAGTTCACCGGTCATTGTTTGGAAGCGTTTGCAGATGACGTCTGCGTATCGTGGGTCTATTTCGATGACGGCGGCTGTTCTGTCGATTTGGTGTGCTGCCAGGAGTGTGGTTCCGGAGCCGGCGCAGGTGTCGAGGATGATGTCTCCTGGCTTGCTGGAGTTGTGGATCAGTTCGCCTATGAGGTTGATGGGTTTCATGGTGGGGTGGTCGCGGTTGGCTGGCGGTTTGTCGCACTCCAGCACGGTTGTTTTGTTGCGTCCTCCGTACCAGTGGTGGGGGCCTTTGGGTTTCCAGCCGTAGATGATGGGTTCGTGCATCCACTGGTAGTCCTGCCGTCCGAGGACGAGCGTGTTCTTCACCCAGATCAGTGTTTGCTTGTAGTCGAATCCTGCTTTTTTGAAGGCCTCCAGGAACTGGGTTTGTGTGGAGGTTGCGTGGAACACGTATGCGCCGCATCCGTTTCCTGTGTGGTTGAACGCTGCGGTGAACAGTGATGTGAGGAACTCTATGAATGCTGTGTCCTCGACGTGGTCGTTTTGGATTGTGAGGCGCTGTTGTGTTTTCCCTTGGTAGGCGACGTTGTATGGGGGGTCGGTGACGTACAGGTCTGCTGTGTGTCCGTGTAGTGCTTCGTTGAGGGCATCGTTGTTTGTTCCGTCGCCGACTACTAGCGTGCTCCCTCCGAGGTGCCAGACATCTCCGGTGCGGCTTATGGGTGTTTGTGGGGGTGTGGTGTCGTCGGTGTTTGTGGTGTCTTGGGCGGTGTTGCCGAGGAGGTTGTCGAGGTCGATGTCTGTGTAGCCGGTTCCGTCGAGGTCGCCTATGTCTTCGAGGAGGTTGGCGAGGATGGTGTTGTCGTAGTCGCCGAGGTCTGCGGTGCGGTTGTCTGCTGCGATGATGCGTGCGGCTTGTAGGTTGTCAACGTCGATGGTGACTGCCTGGATGGTGTCCCAGCCGAGGGTTTTCGCTGCTTTCCATGTGTGGTTGCCGGCGAGGATTTCGAGTGGGCGTCCTGTTTGGCGTCCGGTGTTGACGACGATGGGCCGGTATTGGCCGTTGGTGTCGAGGCTTCTTGCTATGGCTTTGGTGTCGCCTTTTCTGGGGTTGCGGTAGTAGGGGTGGAGTTCGTTGATGGTGAGCGTGTGGGTGTCGAGGTTGTGTGTGGGCATGGCTCACCTTGTGTGTGTGGGTTGGTGGGTGGGGCGTTTCGGTGTGGCTTGTGGGTGCACTCGTCCCTGCTGCCATTGTGCCAGATCTTTTTCGGCTTTGTACAGAAGTGCTGGTGTTGGTGTGGTTCGGCGTGTTTCGGCGTCGGCGGCCAGCAGGGTGGGCCAGTTCCAGCGGAGTGGTTTGTGTCCTGGGTTGGTGGGGTTGATGAGTCCTCGTGTGTGCCAGTGTCTGATTGCTTGGGGGGTTCGTCCGAGCATGGTGGCTGCTTGTTGTGTGGTTGGGTTCATTGCTTGTTGTCCTGGTTCCAGGTGTTCCAGAGGGATTTGATCCAGCCTCGGTATTGGCTGGGTGTGTAGGTGGCGGTGCAGGTGTGGCAGGTGACGTTTTCGTCTCCTGGGTCGATCCATAGGTCTGGGAGGTTGCAGGTTCTGCATGGGATTCCGTCACAGTGGCGTGGGTGGTCGTCGATGGGGAAGGCGGTGAGGGCTTGGTTGTTGAGGTGGTGGAGTTCGTCGAGCATGTCGGGACACCAGTCGAGTGTGGTGATGGTGTCGATGTGGCGGGTGAGTGTGGCGAGGTTTTCGTAGATGTTGTGGGTTGGGTGGTTGGTGTGGAGGTGTTGGTGGAGGAGGTTTGCCCAGGCGGCGATGGTGGTGGTGATGGTGTCAGCGAGGTCGTGGGCGGTGAGGTTGAGTGGCGTTTGTGGTGTGCGGGTTCCTGTGATGGGTGGGTTGGTGTTGGTGGTGTGGAGGTGTTGTCCGAGGTTGTGGAGGAGCCATTCGTAGGTTTCTTCGATGCTGTGGGCGTTGTGGGAGAGGAGTGTGGTGAGGAGGTTGTAGTGGTGGTTGCACAGGTTTCCGTGTGTGGCGCGGGCTGGGATGCAGCCTGGGCATTGTGGTTGGGTGCATTCTGTCCAGTGGTTTTTGGTGTGGCATCCGGGTGTTTTGCAGTAGCCGCTGGTGTTCATCGGGTTTCTTTCGTGTTGTTGATGAGGCCGAGTTCGATCATTTGTTGGTGGAGTATTTCTGGGAGTTTGTTTTGTTGTTCTTCGGTGCATCCGAGTGCTGTGGTGACGGATTTTATGAGTTTGATGACGAGGTTTGCTTGTTGTTTGTCGATGGTTGCTTGTTGTTCTGCGGCGTCGGCTAGTCGTTTTTCGTTGTTGTCGAGTCCGAGGAGTTTGGCGCGGCGTTCTGAGATTCGTACGAGGGTGTTGATGGCTGCTGGTTCTCCTGCTTTGGCTCGTTGTGCTGCCCAGAGGGTGGCTTGGTCGAGTCGTGTGAGTTCGAGTTTGAGGAGTTGTTCGGCGTTGTCGGTGCAGAGTCTGTTGAGGGCTGTGGTGACGGCTCTGTGGGCGGTGGATGGGCTGGAGTAGCCGAGTTGGGTGGCGATTTGGTTGTAGGTGGCTCCGGCTTTGCGGAGTTCGAGTGCTTTGTCTTGGCGTTGTCGGTTGGCGATGACTTGTGGGGTTTGCCGTTTGTGGGTTTGCTTCGTCATTTTTGTGCTGTGCGCCTTTCTGAGGGTCTTGCGGGTGGTGGGGGTGCAATTTGGACGCTGGGCCACCTGTTGGTGCGTTAGGGGCGAACGTAGCGCGTGTGGGGCTGGTTTCTGGTCTGTGCCTTGCGTCGGGTTTCGTGGATGGTGTTGGCGTCGGTGTGGCGGGGCGGGGCGATGGGTGGTGGCTGGGTTGGCAGGTCGTTGAGGCTGGCGGTCCCGTTGATGACGCGGTCGGCGGCCATCCAGGCGCGGTAGGCGTCGGCTTGGTTGGTGTTCATGGTTGTTTTTCTGGTTTGGGTGTGGTGGTTTTTAGTATTTGATGGTGTGGTTGTTGGCCCATTGTTGTTTTTCGAGTTGGGCTTGTTGGTGGTTTTGGTTGCGCATCCATTCGCAGTAGGCGGCTGGGTTTGTTGGTGGCCGGTTGTTTTCTGTTGGGGTGGGGTCGGCTTTGTTGCGGCGGTTTTGTCGGATGGTTTTGGCTTCGTTGTAGATCATGCGCACGTCGATGTTGAGGGCGTATTTGTCGTTTTGGTGGGTGATGTTTCGGATGGCGAGTTTGGCGTCGAGGTAGTCGATGTTGGCGAGGATGTCTGCCCAGGCGTCGGGGGTGTGTTTGTCGAGTTTCTGGTTGGGGCAGAGGGCTTGGAGGTATCGGCAGAGGGCGATGGTTTCCTTGCGGTTCATGACTGGCTCTTTCGGGTGATTTCCTGCTGGTTGAGTTTTCTTGCTGCCATCCAGACGCCTTGGGGGTTCTGGGTCATGCCCTTGTGGCGCATTTCGTCGGGGGTGAGGCAGCGGCGGCGGTTGGGGCCTTGTCGTGTTCCGTGGTCGCCTACGCGGTGCATGTCTCCGGCTGTGGTGCTGTTGAAGCTTTGGTGGCAGGCGACGCAGTGCTGGGTGCGGTTTCCGTCGGTGCGTCCGCAGGTGTGGCAGGTGTGTGACATGGCGTTGGTCCTTCTGGATGAACGGGTAATTTCTGACGGCCTAGAAATCGTTGGGGGTCTCCTTTGTACGGGGGCGGGGTTGTTAGGCGCTCCACGGCTAATGGCTAAAGCTCTCAGGGCCATCCGGGGCTGGGCGGCTGGGTGTCATCGTCGGCGTCGAGGATCTGGGCCCGCTCCCAGGCCTGCTTCCACTGGTCGTCGCTGAGCCCTGCGGTGGGTCTTCCATCGCCGGTTCGGTTCAGCACCTCCGGCTCGTCGGACCAGCGGCCCTTGTTCAGCCAGGTGGATGCGTGGGGGATGAATTCCTGGCTGGTCCCGGACTGCTGCCATGCCTGGGCGTGGGCTTGGGCTGCAGCGGTCAGCTGGTTGGCGTCCACCTGGCCGCCCTTGATCAGCTTGGTGAATGCCTTGGCTGCCTCGGCCTTGCCCACCTTGCGCGGGTAGGTCTTCCAGAACTTCTCGAACTCGTCAGTGTACTGGCGGCTGCCACGGGTCGGCGTTCCGCCGCCCCTCACTTCCAGCTGGTTGCCGGTTGGGGGTGTGTCGCTCAACACCGTCGCGTCAGCGTCGGTTTGAGCAATTACCTTCCCTGTTCCCTGTTCCCTGTTCCCTGTTCCCTGTTCCTGTGATGAGTCCTCAGTGAGTCCTCCATGAGTCCTCAGTGAGTCCTCAGTGAGGCCTCCATGAGTCAGAATGTTTCCCCTAGTCAGAGGCGGAATCTTTGATTCAGTAGGTCGGTTTATTCGCTGATGAGTGGTGAAATTCGTGACCTGACAGTAGGTGCGCCCGTTGTCGACCTGATACAGGGTGATGAGACCCATGTTTGAGAGGTGAATGAGGCCTCCATGAAGGCTCACTGAGTCCTCACTGAGTCCTCCATGAGTCCTCACTGAGTCCTCCCCGACATGGTCGTCCAGGGGGAAGAGTTGAGACCTGATCCAGTTCATGTCTGCCAGCAGCCTCCCCTCGTCGTCAGCCATCGACCAGAGACCGATGAACAGCAACCTCTCGAAGAAATCCAGCTGGGCAACGTCCGGGGATCCCCAGAACTCAGGTTTGATCGTCCGAATCCTCATGCCCTGCTCTCCTTTCCGGTGATGCGTTCGATCTCGAATCGGACACATTGGTCGGCCTTCTCCAAGTCCTGTGTCTCGGGTGCCCCCTCTTTTCTTCCGGCCCTCAGTAGGTATTTGATGGCGTTGCCTCGGAAGAATGGCAGATTCTCCACCACATATCGGGTTTCCATTGGGGTTCCGCAGTGGGGGCAGGGTGGCCCGTCATAGTGCGACGGGTGGTGCACGGGGTCATTCATGGTCGAGTTCCTCGATGGTGAAGGTGATGTGGTGGTGGTGTTTCGGGGCACGGTGTGGTGCGCGGCGCATGTCGGGGCCGATGAGGCAGTGAGAGTTGTCGTCGGGCAGCATTCCGGCGTCGACCATGCCGTCGACAAGCGGCTTGATGGTGGGCCAGGCGTTGGCCGGGTCTGCCCTGCCGCCGCCGGGGTAGGCGATGGTGCACACAATGTGGGCGCGGGCCATGGCGGGCACATGGCGCACGGCACACAGGCCCAGATAGCGCAGCCCTCTCGACCGTTCTGCTTTTCTGGCCCAGTGCAGCCTCATGTTTGAGGTCATCCACAGCCCGTCGGGCACATCCACCGTGACTTCATGGACGCTCATCGGAGGATCCCTGCCGCGTCGGTATCGAGTTTCATAGTGTCTCCTTGCAGCTGGGGCGGCCCTTGGTGTAGAGCCGCCCCAGAATGGGTGATGGTCAGAACGGTGCCTGGTCGGTGGAGGGCTGCTGCCAGCCTGTCTGGGGCTGTGTCCACATGCCGGCGCCGCCGGCTGCTGGATGGTCGCCCTGGGGCTGCCCAAAGTTGTTGCCGCGGGTTGCCTTGGACACCTGGGCAGTGGCATAGCGCAGCGACGGCCCAATCTCAGCCACGTCGATTTGGTATGTGGTGCGCCTGTTGCCCTGCTTGTCGGTCCACTGGTTGGCGCGCAGGTTGCCTTGCACGATCACCCGCATTCCCTTGGACAGTGATTCGGCGACATGCTCGGCGTAGTCGCGCCACACGGTGCAGCGCAGGAACAGGGGATCCCCGTCAACCCACTGGTTCGACTGCTTGTCGAAGGTGCGCGGTGTGGAGGCGACCGTGAAATTCGCTGCCGGAATCCCAGACTGGGTGAACTTTAAATCCGGGTCAGCGGTCAGGTTGCCCACGATAGTGATGGATGTTTCACCGCTCATTTCTGCTCCTCGATGTTTTCGGCGGCTTCTCCGGTTTCCGGGTCGATGCCGGTTCCGGCGGGATGGTCTTCCTTGGCTCGGCGCAGATCTGCCTCCAGCGATTCGGCCACGGCGTCGGCGTCGGCCTGTGACAGTTCCGCGCCGCTGTCGATGTGGCGTCCCAGCACGTCGGAGGCGATCGCCGCCATGGTGGAGGCGTCCACGTTCGCGGCTGTCATGGCGTCACGCAGGCGGCTGAAGTCCACCTGCTGCACCGTCACCCTGGGGGTGGCAGGCTCCGGCTTGGCGAAGTCCTGGATCTCGTCTGGGGTGTAGCCGATTCCGGCCATCGCCTCGAAGCAGGCCTCGCGGGCGCACTCGGTCAGGGCACGGTTCTTCAGCATCAGCTCGGGGTTCTTGCGCCAATGCCCCTTGCCCCACAGGTCGTGCTGCTTGGCCTTCTTCTCATCCCAGGTGGCGACATGCTCAAACTCGGGGTCGTCGGCGCGCACGATCACACATGTGGCGACACCGTCCCGGTAGGTTTCACGCAGACGATGCCCGGCACGCCGGACAAGGGAGCGAATGTATTTGGCGGACAGGGATGGTTTGCCGGAGATGATCGCCATCTCCTGCATCACGGTGAACGGGGCGTCACCCAGCTGCCCGGCGGTCTCGATCGCAATCATCACGTTGGCCGGGCGGCCGCGGAATGCGGGCGGCACAATGTCTGATTCGGCAATCAGCTGGCAGTACTGCATTTTGCCGTCCAGATTGTCGAGGTAGCCAGACGGGTTGGGCTGGTGAAGATCAAGTTCAGTGGACATTGGTCAGTACTCCTTTTTTGAGGCAGTCGGGGCAAACCATGAATCGTGGTTTTTGGGGGATGACTCGCCACAGCCCGTGGTGCATGTCGAGCACATGGTCGCGGCGAATGTAGTAGTAGACGGTTTCTGGTGGAACCTTTGTCGTGTGGTCTTGTCGGCAAAACTGGCACTGGTAGACAATGCGGTTCGTGTAGACGTCGCGGTAGTCGATCATCGGCCGCCTTTCGCAAGCTTGATGTATGGGTTTCCTTTTCCTCTGGTGTGTCGGGTGGCCAAAACCTCCCCGGACGGGTCGACAGCGGTTTTCGCATCACCCATGAGGTGGGCCAGCACCTGTTTGGCCTGCTCGATGTCGGGCTTGTGGCCGGCCGTGTATTCCTTGACTGCTTGGTCTGCGTCGATTCCTGCGGTGATCGCGTCGAGCATCGACGTGTCGGCGACGGTGACCGTCTTGTCCGGGTCGATGTCGGGATGCCTGCGCCGGTCTGCCTCGTAGGACCACCGGTTGGGTTCCCAATTCGGCGGGAAGTGCAGCTGCACACAGTCCCAGAAGCGTTTCGCCTCGGCCACCGCATACGTCTGCCAGTCGCGGTCGGCCTCGATCCGGTAGCAGCGGAATCCCCACGTCGACAGCGCCACCACATCGCACCAGTCGACGCCAAATGTCGCCATGTACCACTGCACTTGGCACCAGTAGTGTTTCGGGATGTCGGTGGAGCCGTCCGGCCCCCAGTCGCCGGGGCGGCCCGGGGAATACTTGAACTCCACGATGCCGTCGATGGAGGCATCCGTGTTTCTGGTGCAGACGATGCGGTCTGGGTTGGCCAGCTGCCAGCGGCGATCCTTGTGGGCCCATGTTCGGGCATCACGCAGAAACGTGCCATCGGGAAGCTTCTTGTCCCGATACCATCGGTCGGCCGCCAGCTCCGTGTAGTGGCCTGCCTCCATGAGCGGGCTTGTCTGCTCGGCGGCTACGGAGTCGCCGGTCTTCTCGCACCACAGGGAGTAGGAGTCGCCCCACGGTGACAGGCCCAGCACCTTGGCGATGTCCGAGCCGCCCACACCGGAGCGGCGCAGGTCATGCCACGCCTGGGTGCCGTCGATCTCACACCCGATGAGGACAGCGTCTTTCGCATGTCTGGTCATGCCGCGCACCCCTCATCCGACTCGTCCGGATCGTCCGGGGTGGGCAGATAGTGGAAGAGCTGGTTCAGCATGTCTGCTGCGCAGGTCGCCATGCGCCACAACTGCGGGGTGTCATCCAACGACAGGAAGTCGCGGGCACGATCGGCTCGCACCCGGGCAACCCGCACCTCCTCGCGCAACATGTCAAGCTCATATGGCTCCATGTTGTCTGCGAGGGTTTTTATCTCAGCATCAATGCGATGATTGATGGTCATTTCCTGTCCTTTCTCGATAGGCCTATGCGGTAGCGTTGCTGTGGTGTGGTTCCGCCGAAGATGCCGGCGCGCATCTTGTATCCGGGCGGCTCCAAATCCATTGCCATTTCGAGGCAGTGGATGGCCAGTGGGCATTGGTGGCACAGCCGGATCGCCTCATCCTGGGTGCCCACGTCGGCGTCGTCGGGAAACCACATTTCCGGATCCATGCCGGGTTTGCGGCACACCGCCTGTGCCCACAGGTCGTCGTGGCGATGGTCGGTGCGCGCCCACCGGGAGCCGATGTAGGCGGCCACCTCGGATGACGCCACCAAAGGTTCCCCGTCCTTGGTGGTGCCGTGCTGTGTGAGACAGCCACGGCGGATACCGGCCCGCAGCTTCTCCCGAGGCACACCGTGAATCCGGGCGGACTGGGCAACCGTGTGCAGTACTTCCGTCATGGCAGCCTCGCAGGGTCCAGCAGATGGCAGCAGGCGGCCGCCAAGGTGCAGAACAAGGCGATAGCCAGCGCATGAGGCAGGTCGTCGAACCAGCCGGCCAAACCGACGACACACTCACCCAAACCACACACGGCAAACACGACCGTCAGCAGTCTGCAGGGGTTGAGTCTCATCACGCCTCCCCAGAGATGGCGTCGATGACCCTGCGCACATGCCGGTCGACCCGGTGTAGCTCCTCCAGGGCAACCCCGAGCAGCAGGCAGGACTCCTCCAGCTGCTTCGATGCGCCGCCGGGATTGTCGTAGTCCAGGTCGGACTGCAGCTCCTCTATTGCCACCTGCAGATCGTCAATCCGATTGCAAATGTGTCGTATCTGGTACATGTATTCGGCGGTCCAATGATCCTTGTATTCGTGCATTGTTTCTCCGTTTTTGGGTGCACTACAGGCACCCCTGTAGGGGTATGAACAGTTTTGATTTCAGGTCAGTCGGTGTGCTTCAATGCGATAGCCAGAGCAACAAGGCACACGACGGCGAACACGATGTCGGATGCGTATCCGTTAAGCACGTCAGGCGACCCTCCTCATCAGGGCGGCCACATCGGCGGTCTTCAGCCTCAACGCCTGCGTGTCACCGATCGTCCAGCAGGCCAGCTGTCCACGCTCCGTCAAATGGCGCAGATGGCGTGCGGAGCAGTTGAGTTCTTTCGCCGCCTGGGTGTAGGTCATCCACCGGCCATACTCGTCGGCCAGCTCCTCGGCGAAGGTTGGTGTTCTGGTTTTCATGGCGTCTCCTGCCATGTTTCGTCGGGGACGCGCTCCATTATGGATCGTGCCTGTGTGATGAGGTCGAGGACTCTGATCAGCAGGTGGGTGACATCCTGTGCAGTCTGGTTGTCGTATCTAAAAAACAACTCGTTGAACACTCGGTCGATGGAGTCGTATGCTGCATTGAAACTTTTTGTGGCTTCCTCGCGGTTCATGCCGCCTCCTCGTCGTTGATGCCTTTGGGAAGTCGACCGTCCAGGAAGCGGGTGACGAAATACACCTGACCCTTTCCCGTGACCTTGGTGGTTTTCGAGATCGACACGTGGCCGTCGGAATGCACGATGGTGGTTTCCTCCACCTCGAACAGGCCAAGATTCATGGCTTTCGGGGTGGGCATGTTCCACATGCCTCCCTTGGCGCTGCACAGGTAGCCGTCGCGTCGCAGCATTTCGAACAGCCTGTTCTGGCCGATCTCGTAGCCGTTCTGACGTAGCAGTTTCGCCAGGTCCCCTATGAGGATGGATGTGTGTGATGCGGACACGGCATCGGCGAATCTGGCCTTTGGGGTGTCGATGGCGGCCTGCTCCTCCAAGGCGGCGCGCTTAGCACGTTCGGACTTCAACTTGGTGGCCAGCTGGATGATCGTGTCCGGGTTGTCGAGGATGTCCTCGATCTTCTGATCGGTGAGATAGCCGCCGTGCTTGCGAATCGAGGGGAGAACCTCGTGCGTCCCCCAACGTTTGAAGGACTTGGCTTTTGGTTTGCGAGAGGTGAGGACAAGCCTGTAGAGGCCCGCCTCGTTGACGCGCCATGCGTCTCCTTGAAGACCTAAGTTGAACTTAGACTTCTCATCCGCATCCAAGCGCCGCATCGTAACAGTGGTGTTGGACAGGTCAAGGGCGGCGCAGATGTCCGTGGCGACGAACCAAATTGTTCCGGATTCGTCCGTTACGGTGCGGATGGTTCCGAACTTGTCGTGGGTAAATGGCTGAATGTTACTGGTCATGCTGCCTGCCCCTGTCGCGCTGCAAGCACCTCTGCCTCAATAAGGAGTGCCGATGTGCTTTTTCCGGTGGCCTGGGCGATGGCGTCGATCTCAGCGACCGTGAACGGGTATCGAGTCGGTGCTGTGAGTCGGCGTTGCATGGTGGCGGATGGGATTCCTGATTTGATGGCGGTCGCATGGACGCTGCTTCCGCTGCTGTCCATCGCCTTGCGGACGGCTTTGGCGACCGCCTCTGGGTAACTTGTGGTTTCCATGTGGAGAACGTTAGACCCGGTTTCGGGAACATGCAAGTCCAAGCGGGGAACATTTTGGGATTTCTTGTTGTCCGTACAGAGTGCTAGAGTTACCCATATGGACATTAACGAGGCCGTCGCAGCCGCTATCAGAGCGCAGCGCGCCGTCTCCGGGCATACCGTGCGTGAGCTATCCGAGCAGTCCGGTGTGCCCCTATCGACGCTGATGCGCATCCTTGGTGCGCAACGTGACATCAAGGTCACACAGGTTGCCGACATTGCCAAGGTGCTCGATGTGGCCCCCCACGAGATCGTTGAGGATGCCGAGCGAATCATGGGACGGCAGAGCACGGAACAACCGTCGAATATCCGTCGTCTTCGTGACCCGACGCCGCCCGCACCCGAAAACGCCGCCGCCTACCGTGTCGACCATCCCACCGAACGGGAACTCCAAGAGAAGGAGTGGGGCGATGATCCTGCCTAACCCGTGGGCGGACCTCACCTCCCGGCCCCAACTCGACCTGTGCTGGGGCGGCCTGCCACCAGGACAGCTGGGTGCCACCGACGGGCATCGAATCTGGATCGCCACCGGCCTCACTGTCCGGGAGCGCCGCTGCACCCTTGCCCACGAACTCGTCCACATCGACCTGGGTCTGGTGTCTGATGTGACGTGGGCATCCGAGCAGCGTGTCCGTGACGTGACAGCCCGGCGTCTTCTGCCCGACATCGACGCGGTGGCATCGGTCTTGGCTGGTGGTGTCGATATGGCCACCGCCTCCGATGAGCTGTGGGTCACCGAGGATGTCCTCACTGACCGACTCACCACACTGGCTGACGATGAACGCGCCATGCTCAACCAAATACCAGCCTGATCACCACTAAGGACCTGACATGAAACGTATCGGATCAGAAATGCTAGCCAACCTCGACCAGCAGCTTGCCAGCGGCAACATTGACCAGCATGAATACGACTCAAGGCGAATCGAAATCGAGGACATGATTCGCAAGGGCAAAGACATCGACATGGACAGCACCGAGCGCACCGGACGTGCCATAGGTGGCCTGGCCATCCTGATCGTCTGCTGTGCCATGGGGATTTATCTCATCTCATCGGCGAGTATGTGGCTCGTGGCGGTTTTGGGTGTGGCTGCCATTGTTCTTGGTGTTGTGGCCGGCTGGTCGGTGGCGAAGCCCCGCGCCAAATAGTTCTACACTGTTTGTAGCCTGCTCATGGAATGATAGACCTCGGAGGATAGGCGGCCGGGAGGACCTTAGGAGGACTCACCCATTTTTGGGTGGGTCCTCCTGCTATTACCGTCGGCTCCAGTGGTGACGATTTCCGTCACAACTGCCCATGCTGGTGCAGCATAGCCGAGCATGCTTTTTATGAGCGTCTGGCTCGCCAAATGTCTGCGAGGCGTTCCGGTGGCAGGCCGGACAGAAGTTCGGCGGCCTCGTCGTCGCTGAGGGTGTCGATCATGGCGGCGATCTGGCCGGGTGTGAGACGCCCCAGCAGGTCACCCGAAAACTCCGGGGCAGCAGTGGTGTCGCCGGTGTGCAGCTGGTCCAGGGCGGCGGCCAGCTGCCTCTGCCTTGCGGGGTCGGTGTGCTGGTAGCGCTGCCACGCGGACATCGTCGATTGGCCCATCAACGTCATGGCGTCCTTGGGTCCTGCGCCCTGCCATGTCACCTGTGTGCCGAAGAAGTGCCGCAGCATGTGGAACGTCACCCACGGCAGGCCGGCGTCCTCGATGGCCTTGCAGTAGCGGGTGGGATATTTCGGACGGCCGTCCTTGTAGCGTCCGCCTCGGGTGCCGATCAGCCCGGCATGGGTGCGCATGCCGCCATCGTCGGCAGGGAAGACCCAGTCATCCCGTCGTGGACCAGTCCAGCGGTCAAGATGCTGCCTAGCCTCGGCGACGAGGAAACCGGGCATGGGGACGATGCGCCGTCCTGCCTCGGATTTGGGTGCCTTGACGATCCACTGTGCCCCGGCGCGGGAGGCGGCCCGGGCCACGGTCACCGACGGGGCATCAAGATCAATGTCGCGGCGCTGCAGGGCAATGATCTCGCCGGCGCGCAGACCACACCATGCGGCCAGCAGCACGGCAAGCTTGGTGTCGGGTGGCATGTGGTCGGCGATGGTGTCGATCTCGGCGGCGGTGGGGAGTCGTAGGTTGGTTTTGTCGCTGACCGCCCGGGAGGCGCCCCGGATTTTCAGGGGGCTGGCAGGGATCAGCTCGTCATCCACGGCCGAGGTGAGCACGGAGCACACGAAGGCGTAGACGCGTGCTCGTTGGACGGGTTTGTCTGGGCACAGCTTGCTGTACCATTCGCGCCAGTCGTTGCGTGTGGTGCCTGCCAGCGGTTCGTCGCCGATGTCACCAACGTAGTTTTTGAGGTAGCGGCGGTATTCGTGTTTCGTCGCCTCTGCGAGCGGCTGGCCTTTCTTGAGGCGAGTGTCGATCCAGCGCGACGCATAGTCTCGGAAGGTGGTCGAGTCGATCCGGGTGGTGTGTCTGCGATCGGCTGGTGGTGTCCACTCGTCACGGTCAATGAGGCGTTGCTCGTCACACAGCCAGTCGTCTGCCAGCTTTGCCGTGGTGAAGGTGTGACCCGGGGTGTGCCAGACGCCGTTGCGTTTGTATTTGGCTGCCCATCGTTCGCGATGCTTCCAGATGGCTCCGATGGTGGAGCGGCGTCGGAAAGTTCTGGTTCGGCTCATTGCACCCCGGGTTGGTAGAACATTGGTAGAACATCTGACACCATTCTAGTCACTTTGTTCCCCTCGTTCACTGCCGTGGGATTCCCGAGACGTGCCGCATCACCCCTAGTCAGAGAGCATTTCTCCTAGTCAGGCAGGGGATCGCGATACATCCTCGGTATCCCGTATGTTGATGGTTCGAGTCCAGTCGGGGGAGCTTTTTATGCCCATTTGACTAGGGCAAACACCGGTCACTGAAAAATCGGTAGAACATTGGTAGAACATCTGACACCGGTGAAACTGCCTCCAGAGACACGAAAAGGCCCCCGGACGCCAAGGCTGCTCCGGGGGGTCATGTGGCTGGGTCAGTCGTTGGTGACGATGATTCCGACGGTGGCCCAGTCGGCGGCCGTGTTCTGGTGGTCATCGCTCCACCACGCGGCCACCGCATATTCCAAGGCCACGTCACCGGCTGGTGACAGCCCACCAAGCTTGTCCAGCAGCGCCGCCGTGGCTTCGTCGTCGGCCACCTCTCCCAGGCGGCGTGCGTCGTAGACCGCCGCGAACATCGCACCAACGGTGGTTGGCACGCCGGGGCCGGGCGGGGTTCCCATCGTGGATCGGGCGATGATCTCCAGCTCTGCCAGACTCCAGCGGTGGCGGGTGAGCTCGGCGGTCATGATGTCGTGGAAGGTTTGCAGCTCCGAGACGGATGCCCGCGACAGGGGTTGGGGGCCCTGCCTCAGCTCCTCGCGGCGGGTGATCCAATCGGCCAGCTCCTCGGGGATGGCTGCATGGATGACAGGTCGAGCCATGATTCGATTCCTCTCTGTCGATGAGGGGCCGCCATGGCGGCCCCTCTGTAGTTGTTGTGGTCAGCGGCACCAGATGCTGGTCACATCGTGAAGGCCGTTGCGTGCCTCCAAGGTGGTCTCGGCGATGGCGTAGGGGGATTCCTCCTCACTGCTCACGATCGTCTCGGAGTCGATTTCGATGAAGCCGTCCTCGTTGTCGCTCCATCGCATCAGCCGTGCAGTCTGGATTCCGTCGTCGTCTGGTCCACCCCAGATGATCCGATGATCACCATCGGCGATCTCGTGGGCTTCCACGATCTCCCAGAAGCGCTCCTCATCGACCTTGCAGGCGAATCCGTCATAGTAGCCGCTGATGACCTCGTCGGCGATGGCGTCGACGTCGAACTGGGCGCGGGCGTCAGGGATGACCCCGGATGCCTCGATCGGCTCGATGATCTCGCACTCGATGGCGTGGTCGCGGAAGGCGTAGGTGTTATTCTTGGTCATGTCAGAGGTCCTTTCTCTGTCCATCCCCCGGAGGTGGCCGCCTCGCGGGGGCTTTGTTCTGTTGACATGACTAATACTGCCACCCCTGGCAGTCTGTGTCAAGCAACTGCCAGAAACGATCATAAGAAGTGAGCGATCTAGTGGGGCGCACCCCCAGAGACACGAAAAGGCCCCCGGAACACCCGAATGGGCATCCCGGGGGAGAGTGATCCTCGACAGGAGATCATGGAATCATGTGAGGCTGGTCGGCCACGGATCATCCGTGTCGAACACCGCATGCACCTCCAGATTGTCCACGACATCACCAGTCATGGATGAGCGGTTGCCACCAGAGTTGAGGAAAAGTCGGCACACGTCCCTGCTGGACGCCGTGAGCGCCGGCGTGGAGAACGCGATTCTGGGTCGCCAGCCGGCGGGCCACCCCGTGCTGGTCACACTCGACACGTTCCGGGTGTGCTTCAGGGTGGTGTTGAGGATCACCAGCGAGCCGATGCGCCGCGCCGTGATCAAGGCATCGGAGGACAGCTGCAGGGTGCCGTCCGGCGACGTGAGTGCCGAGATGAACGCCGGGCTGCTGGTCTGGTTGACCACCCCAGTGTCTCCCATCGACACGCTCCATCCGGAAGGCAGTTTCTGCCACTGCCACGCCCCCACCCCGGCGCCATCGGTGGAGCACCACACGGCACCCACCGGTGCAGATGCCACCCAGCTGCGCCCGGCGGCGTCGAGGGTGTCGGGCATGTCCGGTCGCCCCTTGCCCGCCCCGGTGAATGTCGACGGCTGACCCGGTGGCCCGGGAGGACCCGGAGGACCGGTGAACGTGGATTGGGGCACACCAGTGACGTGATCGCCCTCACGGATGAGCACATCCCCGTCGGCCACGGTGGCAGGCACCAGCAGGGTCGTCACCGTCACTGATGGGGCGGGCACAAATCCCGCCGCCGTCCACAGGTCCAGCGGATGGTCCTGGGTGTGCTCGGCGGTGACCTGAATGTCGATGCCGTCCCAGCCCAGCTCGTCGGCAAACCGCACATGCCACAGGCCGTGATACAGCCACAGGCCGGCCTGGCCATGCAAGCTCAAGAATCCGTCGGCGTCGAAGTCGGCGACGATCGCCTCTTGGATGACACGCTGTGACGGGTCACCAGACACCAGACGCCACCGGTCGGCCGGGGTGAACGTCACAGCTTTGGCAAGCTTGACTGGTGGTCCGTCAGGATAGGGGTCATCCTCGGGCCCCATGTCTCCGACGGCCCGGATAGCCCGGGCCGTCACCAAACCGAATTTGTATTCTGAGGGGAGCTTCGGCTCGCTCATGCCAGATCATCCACATCTGGATCAGCCGCCCGGCGTGGAGCCGCCTCCGCGTCGATCACCGCAGGGCCATCCTCGACAGCCTCTGGCTGTGGATCATCGGATGGCTCGACCACCACCGAGGCGTTCGACGGCACCGTCGCAGCCGTCGCCATACCGGGAACCAGCACCGCAGCCACCAACGCCACCCACAGCGGGGCGGTCTGATCATCGACCACACCGTAGGCGATGAGCAGCGGAATCACAGCGGTGGCGATCCCGTAGATCCAGCGGCGTGCAGATAGGGGAATCGTCTTGTCGATCTGCCACATGTCAGGCCCCCTTGCGCACCAGGTCGCAGCCATGCTTGACGGCCTTGGCGTGTCCGGCGGTGATCTCAGGCCAAGCCTTCGTGTCCCAATTCTTGGCGATCGGATTCACATAGCCAGCCGACAAAGCGCCCCTACCCGTGCCGTTGGAGAACTCATGATAAAATCCGCTGGTCTCGTTGAACAGCAGGTATACGCGGGTGTTCTTGTCCTTGGGGTTCGGGTGATACCAGCATCCGTGCATTGTTTCGTCTCCTTCGGTTGGGTCGATCGGTTTGGGTTTCGGGGTTGCAGGGGTAGGGCGGGGGACAGGCGTGGAGCCGCCACGTGCCATCGCCAGACAGCGGGCGATCGGAAAGGCGCCGGGATCGGTGTGGTCGTTGCCCCACACATGCTGATGGCCACACACCCCGGTGAACCGTGACCACTCCGAGGCGGTCATGCGATGGTTGTGGTTTCCCGTCCAATCCCCGAACGGCCACGGGGCCGTCAAGGGCAGCTCCCACTCCCGGTGCAGCCATGCGATGAGATCGGCCACGGCACGCAGCATCATGTCGTCGGGCCGGGTCCAATCCGTGTGGGCACCCCCGACCGTGTACTCGCGGTGCGGGTTGGCTCTCGTGGCCCAGCCGCCGGTGCCCACCAGCTCCACCTGGCAAACGTTCAGGCGGTTGGTCGACGGCGACCCAGACGGCTGCCGCAGCGCCATCGAGGCACACGGTAGAGGCCAATGCTGCCTCCACTGCGGCCTCCCGCTGGTGCAGTTCAGGGTGAGGTTCGGGGCCTTGCGTCCACCGCCGAACCCCGGCCAGCCACCACCCTCCGTCGTGTGCAACACCAGCACGTTAATCTTCTGCTGTTTGGGCCTGGGCACGGCTGACTCATAATTTTGTGCCGTCCGGTTGGCGGGCGGAAACCATGCTGCATGTGTCACTGTTCAACCTTTCTCCAGCCGTCCGGGTAGACGTCGGGTGCCCACACGTTCGCATCGATGGTGGATTCCCACACGTCCCCGTGGAACGTCACCCGGTCACCCTTGCCGTAGGCGTCGTGGGCACCGGTGGGCTGCACCCAGTCGGCAGGCCTCACATCGCCATGCTCATCGGGGGTGGCCTCGGCGCGCCAGCCCGACACCCCCGGCTCCCACACGTTCGCAGGCGTCAACGACAGCCACACCCGGCCGTTGTGGGAGACATGGCTGCCCTCCAAATATGCGTCTTGCACTCCTGAAGGCTGTACCCATTCCGGCCACGTGCCATCTGGACGTTTTCCTCGTGCGTTGATGATTCCAGACACCATCTGGTAGGCGCGAATATCGTCCTCCACCTGACGATGCAGTGCAGCCACGGCACGACGATGATCCAGTTCGGCCATCAGCGCCCGTGACGTGTCCGCCAAATCCTCATCAGTCAAATCCTGCATGTTGGTCACAACATTCATTTAGTGCCTCTCTCCAGACGACTGATCCGGTCATCGAGCCGGGTGTGTGCATCGTGGGCATCCCGGCGCAAATCCATGTCGGTGTCAGCCAGCCGGCCAATGTCCTTCGCCATGCCACGCTGCTCACCCTCGACACGGCGCAACGCATCCGCCTGCCTGTCCAGCGAGGTGCTGATCGTGCCCAGCTTCTCCTCGATACGATCATTCGAATCACGCAAAGACCCGCCGTGATTCGGTTTCATCTCATGATTCAACTGGCGGTGCAGCATGTGAACATCCGATCGTGTCTTGGCACCCTGACGCAGGGCACCAATAAATGTTGCGATAGCTGTCAAAACGGCGGCTAAGGCCAGCCCGTACAGGTTGAAGTCCTCGGCTGTCACGACCCGATCGCCACCCAATTAGCCGAAACGGAAACACCGCTCACCTTGTTGAAATCGATCGTTCTAAACGCCAGCGAGAAACCGGTAGTGGTGATGTCGATAGCGGAAACCATCACTGTATGCGTTCCTGCAGACAAGGAAGTTTTGGAAACCAACACCACTGGTGGCGCACTGAACGATTTGTTAAAAACAACAGTTTTAACATACGAGACTGATCCTTGGAAGGGCTGCGTATGGACACCGGTCTCCATGCGGGTGATGCCGATGCTCTTGACCACCGTGTCTGCGTGATGCGCTTCCTGGGCTGCAGTGGACACGTCACTGTCGACAGCCTCCGCCAGCGCTTTCATGTCGGCGGGAACATTATCGGCATCATCCATGCCGGGAAACGGATATCCGCGTTTCGTGCGACCAGACATTAACTCTCCTTGGTGAATGTGAGAAGTGTGGAAGATATGTTGACGGCAGGCGATTCGATAAACATGGGCTGTTCGGCAGACAGGGCCAGGCTATTCGCCGCACCAGCCGCCAATACCTGTGCCATGTCTTGGGGAAGATCAAAAACGATGGTTTCCCCGGGTGAAACCGGGGAGGTTCGCGCAACAATATCCAATATTGTTGTGCTTCCGTTGCTGCCGGTATCAGCCAGTTTAATGGTGATCGGCGACGGCGAGAAGCCTTCACTGGTGCGCTGGATCGTCAACGACGCATGAAACTCGTTCCACGCGATTCTGGGAATCCCATACAGGAGAACCACATCTTGTTTCGGGGCAAGCCGTAAACCGGATGTTGTGGTGTTTCCCGTGTTGCTTTCACCCGTCCACCACGACGGTCGCACCGCCACCTCGGACGGCTCGGGCACATCCGGCTCAGGCACCGTTAATGTGTCCGGCATCCCCGGGTCGGTGTCCCACACGATCGGGTCCTGGACAGGTTCAGCGCTGTTGACCGGGAACGCCACCGGCCCGGCAGCCGTCCACACCACAGCCACCGGGGTGCCAGGAGTGATCGCGCCAGACATGCGGCAGCTGACCGTGCATCCCCCAAACTCCGGGTGGGCACAACGCACCTGAACACTGTCGTTCACAGTATCTGCGGCCACCCCGGCTGTGGGACGCCACGACACCACCCCTGCAACCGACAACAGTCCAGAAACAGAGGAGGCGACTTGCACCGTTTCACCGGCATACACGAGCGTGTCGGTGTCAAGGTGCGCCGGGACAACACGTCCGGCGATCACCACATCGACCGGGCCCGGGCCGACGGTGGTGTCGACGACCACACCCCTACCCGCCCCGCTGCTCTCCTGGCTACGGGCGGCGATGGCTGTTGCTAGCTGGTCACGCATTCCACACCTGCTCCCATGGCATCGACACATCCAGCTCCATATGGTCGGAGACAGAAATCTTCGTGATGGTTCCGGTCATGTCCACCCGGCCGCCGGTGACGACCGCCGTATCCATCACATCGATCGCCGGGTTCACCGGGGCAGTGATGTGGACGGTGGATGTTCGGGCTTTCATCGACGTGCGGAGCCGGTCTTCTGCCTCACGGTTCGCTGTGACGGTGGCATGCGCGGTGGGTGACGTGGAGATATCTGGGATGCGCCCAAACGGCCCACCCC